AACATGATCTATCCAACTACTTCCATTGTAAACTTTTAATTGATTAAGAGAGGTATCAAATCAAGTCATCCCTGTGGTTGGAGACCCGGGAGCGCTTGCCCCAGTATGGTGAAAATCAGTTTGCTGTCAACGTACTTTCGCCATGATTATTTAATTACCTGGATTGCCTTGGGTAGTTTTTCGTCTCGAGAAATTTATAATAATATTATCTGTAGAAAGTAAATCTAATGATCCTGAATTTGCTGTATCTTTAAAAATAACATTGGCAGTTCCAGTAAGATAAAAATCTATATCCCCATCATTTGTTTGGGAGGTATTTGACTTATAAGCAACTCCATTAACAGTAACTTGTATAGATCCTGGAAGTATCTCAAATCCAAGTCCAATATCGTCAGTTAAATCAAATCTCCATCCAGTATTATATACTACATAATCCCCATCTCCAAATGAGTGAACAAATGCTGGCTGTTCATTAGTAATATCAGAAATACTGGCCTCTAATTCAGTATCATTATCATTCCATTTAATTCTGCCTTGGTCTAAGGAATCAGATTGATTAACTGTCTCTATAGCCATTATGATGACTCTCCTACATCAATTTTATAAATTAAATCTGATGGAGATATAAGAGTTAATTGACAAATTTGTTCAATCGTTATACCACCCTTTTCTATAGTACGAACACTTTTAATAGCTCATCGTTTATTAGTATCATCAACAACTACATCATTAAGTTTAACAGGAGGGACTCCTACCAAGTTTAACATACAATCAGAAGGCATTCATTCCCCAAACATGGTAATTTGATTAAATTTTGGAGCGGTTGTTATTAATCCTTTTGCATTTATAAACCCAAAAAATCCCCCAGTAATTCCAGTTCCAAAACATTCTAAATCGTCATCTAAAGTTCTTCTACTTAAAGTAGTATCTCAACATAATGAACACCTAGTTCCATAAGTTCTTCTACGTAAAATTTTAAGATCTCTACCCGCATAGTTATTTACAACTAGTTTCTTTCTCCTAAGAATCTCAATAGTTGGCCTATCTGCAGTATAACTTTTAATATATGCGGGGGTATTATCAAATAATAATGAAGTTTCTGTGGTATTTGTATTTGTTAATTTTAATTTATAAAATCAGGTTCTTTGGGGATGATAAATTCCAGATATAGTTGTATCATCGAATGATGCAGTATCAGCTGATATCCCTGAACCTACAATAGTATATTCAGAAGTACCTGTTCCTGGAGATTCACTTCTATAAACATCTATAGTATAATCTGTTAAACTTTCAGAAGTAGTTTTGAATTCCCACGTAACTGTAAGTTTATCAACGTCATATGAACTAACTGTAAGGCTTGTCAGTGATAGCATAATTTATCCATTTTTAATAATCTTCAGGAGATCCTGTTCCATATTCACTTCCTACGCCACCATATGCAGACTCAATGTTAGCACCTAGTTTCATATTAGTAACTCCTCTAAGATATTTGTTAATTAAAATATTATAATAGTTTATATATCTTCCATATCTATCCATATCTTGAACAGTTACCCCACCACCATCTCTATATGTTAAAGTATTTCTAGATGAAAGAATTCCTTTGGATGTTAAATATTGTAAGGTAGCCCCCATTTTTAAAATATTCCAGCTAGGGACATCAGTAATAGTTGAGTAATTAACTGTTGTTGGGGGATACTCAAAATTAATTTCATCTAATGCATCTTGGATATAATGATAAAGATCTATATCTTCAGCTTCTTTTACACCATCTAAAGTATTTAAGGCTGCCGTGTCATTTAAAAATTTTCGTAATCTATTTACATACAACTGGTCATTGTAAGGTATAATTTCTGTTGAAAGTTGTGATTTACTAGGCATTGTCGTAATCCTCCAAAATAACAATTGATAATACACTACTAGTAGGTACGGTCAATTTAGTTAAGTCATTATATAAAATTTGAAACTCTCCCACATAAGTTCCTGCTGTGTTAGTATCAGCTGCGTCCCAAGAATATCTCACCATACCATCAGTACCATCAGTAACTAAATCACAATCTGCAGCATTTATTTTTATAGAGTCTGCGTCTAAATCTTTCATAGTAAATGTAATTCCGGAAACCGTAGCAGTAGATAAATTTAATGCAGTGCTATCCACATCTTGTAAAACCACATCTAAAAATGGTCTGGTATCATTCCTTTTCATAGTTATACTATTAGCCATATATTATTCTCCTAAACTACTGAAACTGTATATTCTTTAGATTGTACTGAAGCTAAACTAACATCAAAACCTTTTGTAAGACCAGTACTTACTACTTTTACATCTATATCTAAACTAGCATCACTACTTACAGAAGTTGAATATTGACTGGAAGCTAGTGCTACAGAACTACTAGGATCACTCGCCATATACGTATCAAAACTACCTGCGCTCACATTTATATCTGTAGCACTTGCTTGTAAATTCGTTGTTGACTGACTAACATTAACAGTCAAATCCTTCTCTGTACTACTGATGCTTGTCTCTGTTGTTTGTATAGTGTCTATATTAACTTGTGAATTCCCAATATCTACAGTAGAAGCACTTGGTACATACCCTACATTAGAAAATCCTCTATAATTATCCCACAATCCAATAGGTGCTTGAGCAAAAGATGAACTAAATTGTCCTGTAGATCCCCACCCAATTGCACTAGAATTATATATTATAGGAAATGTTTCAGGATCAAATCCTAAAGAAAGTAACTGGTTTCTATATACACTATCCATGATTAACATAGTTTAAATATATAACCGAGAGGGGGGTTTAGTCAAGGGAAGAAAAAAGGCCAAGAACGAATCCTGGCCTTTATTCTGATTGTTACGAAAATATGTAACTGTTTACGAAAGTGTCAAATGAGAGCACGCTTTCGAATTACCGATACCAATTCCGATAGTTTCGTATGAAGCAAATGTAATGATATTTTTTCTCTTCTCAATGAAGAATTTAGTATCATTAAGTACTAAGAACTGACCTAAGAAATCTGGGCTTGTAAAAGCATAGATTTTATTATCCAATAGGGCACTTCCAGCTGCTGTATTCTTTTTATTAGAAACAACTAATTTTCTACCAAAAAGAGTTGCATACGAATAACCATTTACATGCATTTCTGATCCTACAGCATCACCTACTGTTGTAGCATCATATAAGAATAAACGGTTAAACATTGTACTATCCATTAAAAGAGTATCTGCTCTTAACTGGTTGCCATCAAGAGTGTCAAATAACTGTCTAAAGTCATCTTTCTCAATTGAGCCAACTTCAGCTGAATTCATACCAGATGTTACATAATTACCAGTTACCGCGTTAGTAGCAGAGTTACCTGATACTGCTGCGTCAATAGTAGCTATGAAATTTTCATCTTCGATAGTTTGAATATCAAGAACTGAATTTCTTTCAATGATTTCGGTTAAAGGCATCTCATAAGCAAGAAGTTCTTCTTCAGTTTTTTGAAACTCTTCTGAAGATACCATGAAAAATGGTATTTCGAACCTTTCACCCATGATGTATTTAAAATCAGGGTTACCTCTAAGGTTTACAACCATAGCCTTTGAATCTGGTTCAATGTCTACGATTTTAACTAAACCGTCGTGGTTAACTGATCTTTGCAGATCTGCCTTTGTTACATACTGCGGGTTAATGATTTTACGCGCAAAGCTTACTTCCCTTAATTTCTGTCTAATAAAAGCAGAACCTTCTTGAGCTACTTTTTCCAGACCATCAGGAGAATTAAGCTTTTGCACAAATAACTCATTAACGGTACTAGCAGATATTTGATCGTTAGCCATTGTTTTTATCCTCCTAAGATTATAAGGTTACGTATTCTATACAACTATATGTTTGACCAATATGAGTTGTATCTGTGCCTACTTTCGTACATATACCAAACGGTAGATAAGCGTCAGCTGCAGTAAACGAGGCATCTTGTATAAAGAAACCGTTAGCTGAGATCACTAAAGGATCTCCAGCTGCGACTGTGCCTGTCCACATGTTAGTTAATGCACGATACTTTCCGTATAGGCCTGTAAGCTGTTCTTTATCTGCTGCGTCTGGACTAAAGTGACCTGCACCTAATCCAGTCATTGCATCATTATTATAAGAACCTCTTACCACAGCACCTTCCCAAGAAGCTTCATGTGCTCTATTGGATTCAGTCCAGATCTGATAAGCCTGACCTGGGTACTGTAATCCTGAAACACTTGCTGGTCTGTAAGCTGCACCGCCTGGTGTAACCCACATACCTTGAAGCAAACCACCACCGGTGGTGTCTTGTTCAGCTTTTGTAATGCCTGATACTTCAATGCGCGTAACTAGATTTAGATTACTTAATAATATTAACATATTATTTATTCCTCCGTTTTTTAGTTACGTGTTATTAAAGGTCTTCTATTAACATTCTAGTAAGTGGATCAAGAGTTCCATCATCAGCAGGTTTATCACTTATTTTACCAAATAATAAACTAGCATTTGCATCACGATAAGACGCTGCTTTTTCCATCACCTCTAATTCTTCAGGCTCTTTTTCAAGAAACTTTTCTAAATTAGATTCAATGTCTTCGGCAGCAATCAATCCTTTTGCAAATAATCCAAATGCCATTTTAGACGCTTGTTTATATAAGGCCAAACCTTCTTCCAAAGATTTATTCTCATTTTTAAGCTGCTTGATGGCAGATGCCGCTAATTTTGACAATTCTTTTTCCATATCAATGTAATAGTTAACCTCTCTATTTTACTTTACTTTACTACTATATGTTTTACTGTTCTTGTGTATTTAACTCGCTAATAAAAGCGCGCGCCATAACTTGACCAGCTTCAACATATTCTGCTACTTTCTCCTGACTTTCTTCTTGAGAAATATCATGATTAATCATTTTGTGAGCTAATTCAATTACATCACCCTCTTCATAATCATCACCATATTCTTTTGCAAGAAGATCATCAGCTGCTGCAGCATATTTGGTTAATACTTCAACTCTAGCGTTATTCACAGCTTCAGCCTCTTTAACAGCTTCATTCTGATCTGCTTGAGCTTCAGAAGCAGCAACCATATTATTATATGTGTCTAATAGTCCCATTACTCTTCCTCCCCAAAAAAGTTGTTATACAAAGAGCCTACAATGTGTTCC